GTTATATTCAATTTTATCGCTGTTGGTGTACCTGTTGTGTTCCAAGTCTGCGCCAAATTTAATAGCGTTCCCGCCAAGGCACCTGAACCTGCAAGAGTTGTATCAGCAATACTTACACGAGATGTTGTAAGTGCAGTTGCACCGATGCCTACATTTCCGGTTGTTTCATCCAAAAACAATAACGATGCACCTGCTGAACGTCTAAACTCCACTGGGATAGTAGAGGTCATAGTATAGAGGGAGTTTGGTGTGGTGGTTGAACCTGTAGCTACATCTGCAAGGGTTGACGCTCCCCCACCTGTACCATTTTCCCATTGTGAGGTAGTAGAGTTGTATTTTAATAGCTGGTTATTGAGTGGGGTAGTTATTTTTACATCTTGAAGTAGAGATAGATTTCTCCATCCACCACCGTTTGCCTTACTTTGTGTTATTTCTGGTACATTTTTAAGAGCTGAGAAGTCTAATCGTTCATCATCTTTAAGTGATTCAAGTTTACTAGCAATATCTTCTGCTGTATCTAAAATAGTCTCTTTAAATTCTGGAATAATTATCTTTTCTAGTACTTTCTCTACTATTGCCTCCTCATCTGCGTCTACTCCGTTTAAGGGCTTCATAGACATGAAATCTTCTACCATTGCCTTAAGTTCTTTAGCTTGTGCATCAAATTTCTTTGAAGTCTTAGTTGCTATAGAGTCTGTATCATTTTTAGATTTTGCAACAGAAACTTCAATGTCTTTTATAGTATTGTATGCTTCAACTATCTTTTCATATCCGTCAGTAACAAGTTCTTTGGTTTCCTTGTTCATTTTTTCGTTTCCTTGTTTAAAAGAAACCATTATTTCCATGATACCCACCATGATTTGCTCCAAGTCCTCTGGAGTTAATACATTGTTAGGATGTAGGACTCTTGCTAGTTTTTGAAAATGTTTGAGATTGTTTTCCATGTTGCCTTAGTTAGTTATAATAAGTGTTTATATCATACCACAAATATTACTTTTTATTAGCTTTTATTGCTTTTTGATATTCTGTACAGAATTTTACCTGGGGATAACTTATTTGACTTATCATTGGGTATAGTAGATTATTTAGGTATGATAATTTTTATCTTAAAATTCTTTTTTTGGTGGATAGTCATCGGACTATTTGTTGGCTTTTTAAACTCTCGGTTATCTAATTAAGGCTGATAAGATTTTTTTCTTATTCTCGTCAGATATACCTAGAAGATTCTCTGCTCCAGTTGCTAATAAATCTCCAGCTCCTTTTAATGGGTCTCTTACTCCTTCAATCACTCTCTGAGTTCCTTTAACTGCTCTTGCTACTTGACCTTGTAATGAAGTTGTCGCTTGAGTTCCATAAATATCTTCTAGTATTTCAGTAAAGAGAGCTTGGTCTACTAAGTTGTCAGTAGTCTTTATTCCATATTTTGCACCTACCTCGTCAAAAGTTCCAAGTAATTTTAATACTCTACCTCTACTATCTTTGTTTGAAAAAACAGCTCGCATAATTTGACCACCCTTCTCTTTACTAAATCCGTTCTTTTTACCAAACAGGTCTTTTGCTTCATCCAACACCTCTCTCGTTATCTTAAAATCTGTATTCGCAGTATTATAAGAATCAAACGTAGTATCTAGTATTTCATCAGCTGAGTTTCTTATCGCTTTTAATATGCTTGCAGACTTCCCTTTTAGTCCTTCTCCTTTAACCCCATAGTTAACAACTTCATCAATACTTTTTTTGAAATTGTGCAAATCGTACGCATCCATTTCTCCAGCTGGTAAATCAGACAGTGTTTTCATTAACTTGTTTTTAAGGTCTGGCGTTTTGCTGAAAATAGATTTTGACCAGTTTGGTGTTCCATCAGAATTTGCAAACACCCCAGCATCTTCTAATAGCGATAATGCTTTCTCTCGTACAGGTAGGGCATCTACACTCTGTCCCTTTAGAGTTTTAGCAGTGGTTTCAACAGCTTTACCTGCCTTAACATTTAATGCTTCAAAGTTTTTTGCTTTTTCAACAAACCCTTCCCCTACTAAGTCTATTGGTCTTTCGATAAATCTTTTGTTTTTACTTGCTTCAATAGCCATTGCAACTTGTTTGTTAGCGATTACTTTGTCTGTTGATGTCATAGACATCATAAAGTCTATATCACTTGCGTCATAACCTTGTTGTTTTGCAATTTCGATTGCTTTGTTTTGTTGAGGTGTAAGTTTTGTCATATCTACAGCAGTTTTTTGACCTACTTCTATTTGTTTATTTAAAACTTCATTTCTTAATTGTCTACCTTTTATAACTCCCGAAGTTCCACTAATAAGACCCCCTAAAATACCTCCAGATACTAAACCACCTACTCCTGTTAATAGTCCTTCCTCTATAATTCCGCCCAAATCTTTGTCTTTTTGTAGCCCCTGAGATACACCTGTAGCTGTTCCAAAAGCTCCACCAGATATTGCTCCAGTTTTAGCTCCTTGCATGAAGCCTCGACCAAAAGAAGTAGCTTGTGTTACCCCTGAAACTACACTTGGTGTGGCTTTTCCTAAAGTACCCGTTACAAGCCCTTTAGCACCTGCTCCATAAGTTCCGACACTTGCAACAGTAGTTCCTAATTGTAAAGCATCACCCAATACTTGTTTTGTTGTTAATCCTTTCTGGTTAAGTAATTCACCTGTTTGGTTTCCTGTGTCGGATATTTGCATACTTAAATCTGCTAGAGCTTTTTCAAGTTTAGTAGCATCTTCTCCTGTTGATCTTTTTGCTTTAATAGCTTTTATTAAGTTGCCTTGAATTTCCATTTGCTGTTTTTGTATTTCTTCTTGCTCTCTTGCAATTCTTGGGTTAGCTATAGCTTGTCCTAACCCTTGAGCTATCTTTTCACCACCTGTAAAACTAAGTATTTTTTCTCCGAGGCTTCTTTTTACTGGTTCTGGTTGATTTTGAGTTTCAGGAGATAGTGGTTGCAGGTTTAGTGATTTCGCAGCCGAATCAATATCCTCCATTGAAGGCATATCTTTAAATTCTATTATTTGTCCGTTTGAAAATTGTATTTTAGGCATATTATTATGGAATTATTGTAAATGAATGACCCGACGTTGTTACCCCTTGACCATTGTTAATTTTTCCCCAAGCACTAGGTAGAGACCAAGTATTACCTGAGGGTGCGACTCCATTGGTTACTGGTAATGGTGGTGTGTATGCACTTCCTGCACCTGTAATTAAATTATTTAGTACGGAATCTCTTAATGTTTTTTTATTTGCAAGGGTAGTAGCATCATCTTTATATGCTGGGAAATACTGAACTCTTGCATCGTCAAATTCTGATTGTGCAATAGCTGCCCCAGATTCTTTACGAAGTTTAGCCGTTATGAAATTTCTCATAGCTTGTGCCGCCTGTCTTACATCGGGAGACATAAATGCGTTTGCAATTTGACTTTTAGATTCGGCTAGTTTGAAATCTACATAACTCATTTTTTTGAACATATCTGCCTTACTATCAATAATATCATTAGCTTGTTTGGTTCTCTCTGCAAAACCTGCACTTAACACTTGTCCCTCAGTTGGAGGTTTTCCACTACCAGGAGTACCGAGCAATCCTTGTTCAGCCCTAGTTTTAGCTGCACTGGCATTACTGTTTGCCGCACTAGCGTTGCTAGAACGAATTGAAGCTCTTTTAGCCTCATTTCCAAGATAATCTCCTGAATAAACTCCTAGTGCTTTAGCTACTTCAAGTGGGCTTCCCTTTTTTGTTACAACAGCTAGTGCCTTTGTTGTTATAGCACTAGAAGCTCCTTGAGAAAAAGCATTAAGTATCATATCTTCCTTTGTTTTATCATCAGCTATAGATTTTGCATACTCTCTTTCTTTCTGTCTTATATTTGCATCTAATATAGCCTGTTCTTTTTTAGAAGCATCACCATAAATTGCCATAGCTTGGTTATTATAAAAGTCTCTTTTGTTTTCTGCGTCTTTTGTATAGATACTGAAAAGAGTATTTACGTTTTGCTGTGCCATTTCAAGGTTACCTTGTGCCGCCGCTAGTTGAGCTGCAACTGGTAGTGACTGTATAGCTGTCTCCCTTGCAAATTGAGCTTGCTGACCACCTAGGATGGCTTCTGGGATGCCTCTGCCTTGTCCTACGGTAGATAGTTGATTTGCCTGTCCTGACGCTGTGATTTGATTGAGCTGTCCTGTAAGAGTAGATACCATATTTTGTTTTTCTACTAGCTGTGAATTTTCTCTTGCTTTCATGAACATACTCTCTTGTGAGGGTGCATTGTTGAAGCTCGCATTAAGTGAAGTAAGCAAATCACTAATAGCTGTCGGTGCGACGCCTCCAGGCGCTCCAGGCGCTCCAGTTTGGGGTGGTAGTACCAATCCTCCATTTTTGTCTTTCATAAAACCAGTAGATGCATTTGCACTATTCGTCATAGTAGTGAAGTCCATAGCACTTGGGTTTCTACCAAAAGGTAAATTGAGTGTATTTGTACTTCTCAAGTCATTTGGAGTGATAACGTTTGAATTATTATTTGTTGATGTGTTCCCTGTATTTCTTAAGTTGTTTGAGTTTCCTGAATTTCCTGAGTTATTTGTACCTCCTCCTCCAAATGTTTTAAAAGCTGCTGCGGTTGCAGGACCGTATTTGCCGTCCACTGCTAGGTTTGCACCTTTTGCATTAAGAGACATTTGCAATGACCTGTTTGCTGCACTAGATGTACCTTGAGTTGCTGTCGGACTATTAGAAACTTTAAAATTTCCTGTTTTAGTTGATATGTTGTTAGATGTTTTAGTTGCCATTATATTATTACATTTATTATATATTATTTATTGTATAAGTACATTAAGATTGTCCTCCAACTATCACAAAAGTGTTTGCAATATTGCATATTCTCAATTTTCCATCCACTTCTATAATTTCTCCTATTTCACCGATTGATGGCACCGTATCATAATGAGGGATTTTCAATCTTGTATTGAAGCGAGAATACTTTTGAAAGTCTTGACTAGCTGAAAAGTTGTTACTGTACACCTCGTTGGTTAAATCAGTGAGGTCTTTTGTTAACTTATTTATTTTTTCTTCTAGTTTTGTATTATCCATATTATATAGTTGTCAAAATGGTTGCTGTTGCTACCCAAGAAGTTATTTGAAGTCCTCCTGTTGATTCAAGACGGATTTTGTACTCTTTAGCAGAAGGAAAATTGAGTGTAGTTGCTTCTATATTGTTAAAAGTCTTTGATATTGTATCTATCGTACTGAAGCTCCCAACTGTAGTAAATGACGTTGCATCGTTTGCCTTAATTTTAACAGTCAAAGTTTGCCCTGATAGTAGTCTCTCAAAAGATACCTTTATAGATTCAAGTTTTTTTTCTATCTCTGAGTTTCCAAAGTTTAGTATTTGTGTTTCAAAAATAGATGTTTCGGTATACACCGCAGTGTCATCAGTTTTAGATATAGAGCCGTCGGTTGAGTGTGTAATAAAGAAGAAGTTTGCTGCACTACCAAAGGCTTGAATACCTGCTGTTGTAATACCTGAATTTACATAGTCCAAAGACAATGCAAAAGGATAGCCAGCATTTTTTCTACCAAATGACCATATACCCTCATGATATTCTGTTCCTGCTTCATTTGTCATTATTTTAGCTGAGAAAAAAACACGATTATTTTTTACCGCTTTTGATAAAGGCATGGTTATATTGTTTAATCTTGATGTAAACACTTCTTTTAGTACTTGAGGTGAGCCACCTGCGTAGCCTTGTATGATTAGTGAACCTCGCCCTGCACCTGAACTGTTATTTAAGAATCTATCAGTAATACCAATAATCATTCCTTCGATAGTTTCTAGCACTCGCAATTCCCCTTCGCCCCAGTCAATGACTTCCTGAATGTCTGGTGAAGTTAAGTTCCATAGAAATACTTTTGATACTCCATTATATATTGAAATAGGTGAACACCCGATAGCTAGGTAGTTACCGAAGTTGCAGATTGAAGTTATCTTTAAGTTTGTTGGTAGTTTCAATGCTTGGTCTTGGACTGTGCCTGATGGGTAAACCCTAGCTAGTATGTTGTTGTATGGTAAATATAGGTTGTCATCCTTTGCTACAAGCCCCTGTGCCACGCTTGTAATAGCATTTGATACATTACCTACTGTAGAGATGTTTATAGTGCATCCTGTGCCTCCTGAGGGGCTTACAGTCGTTGCTAATGCACTTGCTACAGTACGATTAAATCCTGCTTGTAGGATTGTTACTGTTGAGACTACCCCTGCACCAGTTATTGCTGTAACGATAACATTTGCATTGTTGCTTCCTTGAGTGATAGTTAAAACGTCATTTATGTTGTAGCCTGTGCCTCCTGCGTTTACGGCTACTGCTGTTACTGTGTTAAAGACAGTTCCGACAGTTCCTGCACTGTTTGTTATAGCTGGAGTACCTGAAAGCAATCCCCATTTCCATACTTGAGTTGTTCCTTGAAAGCCCCAGAGATAATCTTTGTATTCTACAAAACAACCATTTCTAACTGTTCCGTTTCCTTCTGAAGACGCAGGTAGTGACCAGTTACCCATTGTTGCATCTGCTTTTTGTACAATTTTAGTAAGTCCTCCAGCTGTTTGACCTAGTCCATAAAGTATCGTTGATGTAGATGAGTACAAATAATCTCTAACAACATACTGTTTCATCCCTGTAGCAGTGGCCCCGTCGTTTGTATCTGCTTCAAAAGAACGATAAGGAATTAGCTTGTTCGGAGATGAAAAAATATCAAACATTTTACTGATTATAAATTGAGAAGCAGTAGAAGCACGAGCATCATCTGATACTCCACCTGAGAAGTTATTTTGCTTGATTTCTACTTGTTTCATGTTATGCTTCTGCCTCCCAAATTATTTGAATATCTGTTCCTGATGAAGAACCCGACCTTGTCCAAGTTAAGGTTATATTTGTAGCGTCTACTGCTATTGTGGCAACCTGCTCTCCGTTCATAACTATTATTTGACTTGTAGTATTTCCAGCTTCATAAGAAGTAGAAGAACCTACATATATATCGTTCCAAACAGCAGATGTTGTGGTTCCGTTATAAGAACCCCAGCTAGACGTAAGTCTTGAACCTGGTTGGTTACATTTACACGTTGCTACCATTCTTACATGTGTTGGTGCTTTACCTACTCCATGGGCAATTGTTTGAGACCCCGAAGCTGTGTTTATTGTTCTTGTTGCTATTCCGTTTTTATAAACCAATGACAACTGATATGTAGCGAGAACTGTAGTCAATCTAGTCGCCAACTTCGCAGGTGTTACAAAGAGCTTAGCCCCTGTAGCACCCGTTGCTGTTCCTGCTGTGACTTCGGCATCCGAAGCTTCTTCTACGATACCTCTTATAGTTTCACTAGCGTTAGCACCACCTGAAGTGTCGATATATGTCTTCACTGCTTTTTGAGTAGCAATTTTAGTGTCACTGTTTGCTGCTAACGTTGTATCTGTTGAAAGATAATCAAGCTCAATTTTCTCTGCCAAAATAGAACTAAAATTAGAATTTATTGTTGTCCTTGATGTAGAAATTACATCTGTACCTGCTATTGTTGTGATTACCGTTGCCATATTATTTACTGTTTAAAAATTCTTCTAATTGCTTGCGACTATTATTTTTCTTGCCATATATCTTATGAAATTCTTCGTGGGATTCTCGTGAAAGAGTTATCCCATTATCTATAGCGAAACGTAATTCAGTATGAGAGGAAAAGTTAAGAATATGGTGTGATACTAATTTTCCACCCTTAATGCCAGTTTTTTGGCAAGTATATCCATCTCTAGCGTAAACTGCTTGATTCCATAATTTGTATTCTATGCTTGCACGGATTTTATTATGAATTGGGGTTACACCACCTTTCCAGTTATGATTTAATGAACCTGTCATTTTTCCTAGATGAGATAAACTTAACGCTTTTCTGGTTTCTTCTTTTGTTCTTTTTATTTTAGGTTTAGCTGTTCCTTTATTCCAAACAATATAGGGAGATTTGATTCCCTTATTCCACGGAATATTCCCTTTTTTAACACCACCAATTCCAGGTCTTTTAATGCCTTTATTTGCAGGGATGTGACCCGTCTGAAAATGCGTCCTACCTGTGTTAGTACGTATTCCTTTGGGGTTCTTATATATTCTTGTATAAATTCCTGTTGGCATATTATGCTGGTTTAGCCACGTTAGTTACGCTACTAGATTGCCTTGCTAGGTTACTAATAATTGATACTGTCGCATTCCAAGTTCTTGTCTCAGTTGCCCAAGTTAATAAAGCAGTGTCCAAAACCTCCCCAATATTTACTTTGGTTAGGTTTTCCACTGAAGTCGTAGGTTTTGTAATGTTTGTTATCATTTTATCTTGAATCCAAATACTCTGTTTCTAAAATAAGAGCTTTATCACCTGCTGTTCGTACTTTAAACTCTTTTACTACCTCCTGCCATTCTCTCTCTGCTTCTTGCGCTAGTATATTGACGTTTGGTAGTCCCAAAGCTAGGGCGATGTCATAGGCTGATTTTACTACAAATCCTCTATGAAGTGATGCAGGAATGCCAGGCTCTTTGGTTGTATCTGAAGCTGTAAAATATGATGGTGCTCTCTGGAAGTAGTAAGTGATACCAGCTGTAGTATTTACATCAGATTTTGGATATATTCTGATGATATTGTCTGCTACTTTGTCATATTCTACTGGCTTACCTGCTACGCTCAAATAATTGGTAAGAGTTACGTCATTTATGTCTCTTTCGTCTATTTGAGTGAGGTTTACATCTCCAATTTCAACTCTAGTGATGTTTACGATCCGATTTCCCTGCTCGTCTGTTAGGAATGAGTAATAGGACTGGTCTTGAACTAGATTTGTTGTACCGATAGGTAATTTTGTGTGGTTACTGTCGTCTAAATTAAACTTTTTATGCAAAGAAAATCCATAGTTAAAGATTTTATCTAAATAATCATTACAAGAACCGACTACGTCTGCTGTTGCCCATTGTGTAGAGTCTACACGAGCTAGTTTCCTGGCTCTTTGTAAAATTCCTAATTGTGTTGATGTGTCTGAGAATACCAATGTTTTATGCTAGGGTTTGTTAATGTCCTAGTCTTTGCTCACCTTGTGGATGGGCAAAGTTAAGAAATTACGTTATTGCTCTAGCCTAGACGACTAATCGTGTATGCTGTTGCACTTGAGAACATAAGTCTAAAGTGTGCCTGTCCAGTTACTCCTGAAACTAGAGTCAATGTACCTCCTAATGCTGATAGGATAGCGTTCACTCCTACTACGATTGTTACTATATTTGCACCTGCTGTGTTGTCGATGTACAAATCAAATGTTGTACCTCGTACGGCACCCAATCTCGCTCCCAACAGTGTACCTGTAGGCATTGTGATTGAAGTAGCAGCTGCTGATGTAGACGTAATATACCCAGATGACACTTGTTCTGCGGTAGCTGTCGCTGTTGAGTTGATAGCTACTGGAGTATGAATGTATGTAGGTGCATTAAGAATAGGTTGGTCAAGTCTTGGATTTTGTGTTGATGTTACTGCCATGATATATATTCGTTTAGGTTAATAAAGAATTACAATGCTTTTAATTAAGCAACGTTAATATCGAGCAAGATGGCTTTCATGTTATTCCAAACCTTGTATTTGTGGTCAATACGAGATTCAAGTCCTACACCAGAAATCTGAGCACTTGATACAACTGGGTTGACCAAAGTCTTCATTTTTCCGTATGTTGATTTGACGATACCTACTGCAAGAGCTTTCTTAACACCACCGAAAACGTGACCTGCCACATTTCGTGATGTTGAGTAGTGCTCTACGCCTAGATATTTGAAACCTTGTTTGATACCGTTCTTTAGAACATCGTCTGCTGTGTTGAAACCTTCTGATGTAGCAAGTAGTTCTACGAGCTCATAGTCAGCTTCACGCCAGATGATAAATGCTCCGTCACTGTTCATTTTGTCATTTCCTCCTGCTGCACGGATAACACGCTTCATTGAAGAAATGATTTTCTTTACGTTAGAGATTGAAACTGTAATAGCGTCTGTTGCTGCACCTCCGAGTCCGATAGATGAACCTCCGAAGTCTGTTAATGCTGCGTGTTCTGCAAGCATAAGAGTTTCCATTCTTTCGTTAAGAACTTTACCCATACGATCTGCGATTTCCATAAAGTCAGAGAATGTCTTTTGTGCAAGGTCTGCATCGTCGATGTGTTCTGCTGAATAAATGTAAGCACTGATTGTTACAGTATCATCTACTGTATCAATTGCTGTAGATGTGTAACCTGCTCCACGAGTACCTGTTCCGACTGTTGAGTCAGTTAGGTAAGGGTTTCGCCAGATTCCACTGTTTGTATACTTTACAGTACACACTTCTTTCCAAACTGTTGGAGCGCCTAGACGTTCCTGAAGCTTTGTTTCGTATTCGATTGTTGGTATGACGGCGATGGTGTTGTTAGGTAGTATTATATCTTATAGTGATTTTTTACTACCCCTGATTAAATTTAATAATAATAATAATATTTAATCAGATGACTTTAGTTTATGAATTGTAAAACTGTCCATTAGACCCACCTTGTTTTAGTTTATGATTGACTACCTTGATACGCATATCTTGTGGCACATCTTCTATAGGTTTTGCTGACCAGTATTCTACAGAGTCTGTTGGAATACTGCCTGAGCGACTACCTTTAGGTGTTGCATCAGTTGTCATTACTAATTCTCGGGTTTCTTTAAGTTTTGATTGAAAGTAAGGGTTAGCTAGTACTTCTTCTAGGGTTCCACCTGTATTTTTTATGGCTTCTTCCACTAGTTTGTTTTCACTATCTTTAATTCCATTCGCTACTAAGAACGCTTTTTGTCCATAGTCTAATTCACCTGATTTGTTTCTTTTTTCGTTGTCACTAGATTTGTTAAAACCTTTAAGTGACCTTTTGAGTGAACCAATTTCGCTAGTAAGTTTTTCATATTCCTCTTTGGAAATATATACACTTTCGTTGCTTTCATTGCTTTCATTGCTTTCGTTATTCTCTTCGTTTGATTTATCAACATCGTCGATAAATTCTTCTCCATTGTTTTCATTATCCATAATGATATGTTTTTAAATTAATGATTGTTGGTAGGTATCATAACCGTAATAATTCACCTTTTGAGGTAGTATAACCGTATGCTTTTATTATATCACTTGCTATATATTGTTTGAAACTACAATTTATTTAATCTAAATCGTAGCTAATTGTTGCATTCAATGTTCCTCCGACTACTAGATATAGTCCTCTTGCAAAGTCCATACCTCCAAAATTGATATATCTCTCACCTGTAGTAGCTACTGCACTAAAGGTCATTGTGTCTACTATAATGGAACCTGTAGCTCCAGCACCTGAACCCATTACTGTAGAGGTGAAAGAATAGTTAGCTATAGTCTCCGTTGTTGCAATAGAGTTTCCTGCAACACCAGTATTTTTTGAATTGAAAGTCTGAGCTGTGTTTGTATTGGTTGTTGCTACTACTAATGGATGTTCTGCTGTACCAGTTCCGTAATCAGTTCCCATTACACCTGAAAGGTTTACTGCTAATTTTACGTTGTCCAAGAATACTGCCTCTGATGTTACCCAAAGAATTTGATTAGCTATTGCTGGTAGTCCTAGCGTTTCTGCTAGAGTTATAACCGCTGTGTACTGAACACTACCTATAGTGAATGTTGCTGCGTCTGATGTTACTGTGCCAGTGATTGTTGCTGCACCCCAAGCTAGGTTAGCCATTGTATCAGTAGTTGCAATTGCATTTAATACTGCTACTTGTGCTGCTGTTCCATGTGACCGTGTGCGTACTACGAGCGTCGTAGCTGTAAGTGTAGAACCTACGATGTCTGGGTGTACCAAAGTTCCTGTTGAGTAATCTGTACCTGCAGTTCCTGATGCGTTAACTGATTTCTTTAGATTATCGAGCATTGTCGCTTCACTTGCACCACGTAGGAATTGATACGCTACTGCTGGAGCTCCGTATGTTTGAGACAGGGCATCTACTTGAGTGTAAACCGTAGTTCCGATTGTCACTGTTGCATTTGCTGTGGTTACACCTGCGTCTGAAGCTCCTGTGCCTCCTCCAAGTGTAGTATCAGCCCATACAGTCCTGATAGCTGTTCCTGTGGTTGCTACTGTATCGAGTGATGAGCCAGGGACAATTCCTCGTACTGTAAGAGTCGTTGCGTCTGAAGCGACTGCTCGTACTTGTGTGTTTACTACTGTACCAAAGCCGTACGTTACTCCGAGCATACCTACTCCTGGTGTTGCATTGATAGCGTTCCTTGCGTTAAGAAGTGTTGCTGTTAGATTTGCTCCGACTAAGATTTGGTCTGCTACACCTGTTAAGGTCGCCACGAATGTATATGTTCGTGTACCGATAACCATCACGTTTGTTGCTACGATAGCATCTCCAGTCAAGACTGATACTGCGTGAGTTGCCGCTACGCTTGCGCCTGTTGACGTTAAGGTTGATGTTCCGTAGTTTGCTGGTACCGAAGCACCTGCACTAGTGAGTACTGTTGTTGATACCACTCCTGATTCTGTTCCATCAAAGATTCTCAACGTTCCTGATGTGTGAGAGTTGATAATAAGTCTTTGGAGTTTGCCTTGTCCTGTTGCTACTCTTGTTGATTCGGTGAATTGTTTTTCTAATGCCATATTATTATTATTATTCTGCTACGTTATAAAGGCTTTCGACTGCCTCTTTTTTTTCTGTTTTAATACTCTGCAAATCATTGAAAGCATTGTGCAGGGCATTGATTCCTGCCCATTGTGCTTTCAACTGCTCACCAAGAAGCTCGTTCGTGATTGGATTATTTACTGACATTGACACTAATGAAAATGCTCCGTTAATCAATGGGTCTGATGATTCTCCTGCTTTGTTTACTCCATGTGAGTACAATCCTTGTAGCAGAACCTTTCTCACTGCTTCGAGTAGTGTTGTATCTTCACAAAACTTTTCTATCTTTTCTATTTCTATTTCGTTTAAGTATGATTTCATAATATGTCGTTATTTTTTGTTTATAATATTGCTTCGGCTACCCCAGCGGTCTCGGGTACTCCGGGGGCTCCTGATGCCTCGGGCGCTACAGGTGCTGTCTGAGGTGGGTTTACTATTTGACTAAAGTTTATCGGTGAGAGTCCTGAATTTTCAAGAAGTTCATTGATAGCCTTTGACATTCCTGTAAACGGTATACCTGCTTGTAAGAATGTTGATATTAAGTTTGAAAGTTTATCTGCATTTGCAGCCATATTCTTTTGTTTACTTGATATGTTAACAAATACTTTAATTGGTACTTCTTTAAATGCATCTTTAAATTCTTTAAAGAACTTACGACTATCACCTTTCAAAAAGTCTTGTTTAAATACGTACTTGTATGAATCGATTTCTTCTCGTGTGACAGCTCGACCAGATAGGATGATTTCCCTTTCCTTTTTAGCTGATTTGCTATTCGATATAATCTCTGCTACTTCCTGTAGTTCATCAAGTGATAAAACCTCTGAGAATGTATCGCCTTTGTTTAAATCCTTGACCAAATAACCTAGAATCAAGTCACGATATAGTACATCTGAGAAGAATGTAGCGATTTTACCTTGTCGGTACTCGTGCGTCCCCTCGCCTTGTTGTAAAAGTGCATTGGTAGTAGAGAATGGAGTGCCTGATACTGGATTTTTACCTAGTGACGCATCAGATGCAGATCCTAGCTTCTGAGCTTGATTCTCTTGTCCTATTTGGAAGTTTTGAATAGTAGGAATATTCTGCATATTCATATCTACTCTTGATATAGGTCTCCCAGGCTCATGCTTTAGGATAGTATTATTCTTCAAAGAGCTTATCTTTTGGTTTCCGTACTCCTCACTGTCTGTCTGTAGTAGGTTTACAGAGTTGTCTATCATTTCCTTGAGCTTTATACCTGCGTAGTTATTCCATACTTGTGGCTCAAATAGTCTTTCAACGATAGAACGACCACAAGCTCTACCCTTTGAACGCACTGTATCAATTTTAAGAGTTTTGAATCTATCAGACAATGGCTTGTCTTTACCTTTATATAGGGTAATTCCCTGGCTCTTACCTTCATTATCAGTGTAATAACACACTATGTGCATTTGACTACAGTATTCAAACGGCTTTGCATCTGGGTATATCCATGATTCTGGCAAATTACCACGTAATTCGTATACCTCTACGTACTTACCAGGTGTTTTTATTGATTGGTCATTTGCAAGGGGTTCTTTCTTCTCGTACAAAGACATTACAATAGCCTGGTCAATCTTGTCGTTATCCCATTTTCCTTTAAATTCTACTAACTCGGCGATTGTATAGTTATGTTTAATACAAATAGGACCAGCCATTATATCGGTTTGATCACAAAATGCTATTGTCTTGATATCAATCACTTCTGGACGAGTATTGTTTATGTCTTTTACTACTACCAGGTCATAGATGATAGAGTTCTCTACTACTTCATCAATAAAAGTATCAAGCTCATTTTTTCTAGCCCATTGTGGGTGGTATTTTTTAACTATGAGCGAGAGATGATAAGAGTCTGAGTCATTAACAAAAGGGACAATGTCTTTTACATCAAATCCTTCCGAACGAAACGCGACATCAATGATAGGGGTGACAATGTCATTGTACGGACGTAAACCGTCTTCATTACTTCCTCTATTGAACCAAGCGTTTGCCACGTTTGTACAACGTTCAATGTGCTCATACATACTCCAAGACTTACTTCTGGTCAATGGTACTCTATCTACTCTAAATGCATTTTCTTGCATCTTTATATATTCAAAAGGTGTTTGTGTATTTTCCATTATACGTACTCTTGGGTTAAGTTTATTATAAATATATCCATATTATCTTCATTGTTAAAGATTTTTTTACTTTGCATTAAGTTTAATTTGCGTTCTGTACTAATTTTACTGCTTCCGCTACCTGTAGAAAGTGTAAAATAACAATCTGTTAACACAAACTCTGGTTTAATTTCTAGTAAAGTTTTTTTTATGTCAGAAGTTCTTTTAGAAAATGCTACTTCGTTTATCTTTCCTTTTAGTTGAAAAGTTTTAGGTTTTATCACATGGTAAATATAACACGTATGACATAACGTACAAAATTATTTGCAAGTGTATTACGTACAACAACATACAATATACTACAATGTCAATAGTATTATATTGCGTTATTTATTTCGGGCTTATTTGCTTCAAAGTCTGGTTTGTAGTACGGCTTATGTGCATTGTGCAACTGGTGCGCCAAACTATCTAAAACATCATCGTTTTGACCTCTCGGAAACGTTCTCATCTCGTCTAATAGTTCTAGGTTTGAGCCTACTAGAAAGATACTGTTATTCTCCCAACGTGGAATTAATCCCCTGATACGAGTTTCTTTCTGCACGCCTTTATGTTTCAAAGCTGTTACAGAGAATGGATAATGTCTTTTACTCATTTCTTCTTGTAAGAAAGGTTGTATTGCCATAGTAAATGTAGTCTCTTCGAGTCCTATCATCTTAGGGCTATATGTTTTATGCAAATAGAATAGGTGGTCAATCAACTCCTTTGTGTTTACTTTCAAGCGATAAGTGTATATATACCACTTGTTTTGTAGGTCTACTCGGTTAATTGTTATTCCTGTGTAGTCTGCACTTTCCTTTTCTGATACTGCACTATCGATTGTGATATAGCAGTTCGTGTCTTTTTTTCTAACTTCCTCTTCGGTAACTATTTGTACGTGTTCTTTTTTAAATTCTGCAAGAGAGTCATCGATAGGTTGATTCATCATCTCGTATGAGAACACCAGATACCCTAGTTGACGTTGTTTATCCTCAATTGATACTTTACCTGTCTTTTCTGCTTCCTCGTCTGTAAGGGCGTATTTTGAGCCCCACAAAGGCACTCCATCAGCCATTACTGGTATATTTCGGACACGAATACCTTTGTCAATCTTTGCTCGATCAAAAATGTATTGAATGTTCCCATACTCTGTAATAAAGTTTCCAAGATATAATATACAGCCGTCAGGACTCATACCTGCCATTGCTTCACTGATATGGTCTTTGACTTGCTTTGTATACGCTTGTGAGTCTTTTGTCTTGTTCGTTTCTATATCATCTAGCAATAAGAAGTCTGGTCGTTGATTTAAGTGAATACGTCCTCGGACTGATTCCTGTGTACTGTGTGCCTCCACACGAATACCATTCTCTGTAACAAAGTTGTTGATACGGTTCTGTTTGATTTCGTCTATTGCACGTCTCTTTGAGAATAATGTAGAGTAGTCAGCATTTAGTCTTGCGTTGTTAGTTAGTTCGTAGGCAATATCAAACAATATCCGTTCAGCGTTCTCTCGGTCAAAGGAATCCACGTTGATATAGCGTTTCTTATTATAAGCTATCATCCACATGATAAAGAGCTTAGCCATTGTAGTTTTTGCCGATTCTCTGTAAGCAATCCAGGCTACCTCTCTAATCTTACCTTCGGTTAAATCTTGAAGGTCATCTATAAAGTCATAGTGATAGTCTGCTAGTGAGTATTTAAAGTAGTTTTGAAAGTAATATAGTGCAAACAAACCAAACGATTGTTCGGCTAATGTTCTGCGTTCTAGTGATGTACCAGAAAGCATTTTGGATAGTCCTGCTTTATATTGGTCTTTTGTCATCTATATCTTATTTCCCTATTAAACCTAGTAATGCTTTCCTATCTTCTTCGGTCATAGTTTCAGGTAATAAATCTTTACCGTCTTTACCAGTTTGCTCTGATCTAGTTGAGTATTTTTGTTTATTAAGTCTTTCTGCAAAGAATTTAGCTGTATCTGTTTGTGTCTTTAATAGTTGATTGTCTACCTTTCCCTCTTCATCAACTGATTCCATGTCTAGCGTTTTATCTAGTATATTTTCAGCTTTTCTTAGACGTTTCATATCACCCATGGATTCCGATAGCCAGTCAGGCAATAAATGAGTTATGTTCTCTGAATATTGTTGAGAGTATTTTGCCTTTAATCCGCTTTGTAGTGCATTGGAAAAATTAGGGGATTTAGGGTTTAAATACTCTGAGAGAAATAGCTCTTGTTGTGGGTTTAGTAGTCTATCCATCATATTGACATTATAGCATAATAATTTTCATATCTCTTTCCACATATGTGTTACGTCATATATGGTTAGAGGATAAAATTTATTTTATTATTATTTCTTAGGTTTCTTTTTATCTTTCTGTTGTGAGCTGTTTCCTTTTGCCATATGTTACTTCTTGTTTTTTGATACTTTTGTCTGTTCTGGTGTTGCGGGTACTTCCTCTGGTGTTTCAGGTACTTGGAATACCTCTACTGCTTCTGCAACTAGTCTAGCGTCCTTGAGGGTAAATACTCCTTTCTGACATGCTGCCTCTGCTGCGTTTACAAGAATTTGTATTGCAGTATTTTGTCCCATTTTTGGTTGATCCATATTTAAAATGGTGATTCTTCGCTAGTAGTATCTCCAAGGGATGTTCCTTCTTGTGCTGATCCCTTTGTTACATACACCTCAATTGACTTTGCAGGAGAATATCCTTTCACTTTTGCAGGAATACTCTCTTTGAAATCAAATCCTACAATATCCCCTAGCTTAACCATATTAGTTCGCTGGATGATGTAGTCCTTTGTCATAGAAATTCCTACGTTGACGACACCGTTCGCTGTCTTGAGTGTAAATACGCGTTGTGCAGGCAATTGTCCGTTTGCATCTTTATGCTCAAGTCCAACAACCTCACCAGCTATCTTGTCCCCAACGTTCTCAAATTTGAACCAGTTTGATTCTGGGATGTTATCCGAATTAAAAACGTTATTATAATCAGTCATATTTTTATTGTTATTTTTATTAGTATTCGGCTCTCCTTTTCGAGGATGCCTTGCTTTTAGTATACCACAAGATTCGAAAAAACTACGACAACACCTACAGCGTGAAACACAGAAGTAATTCCAACACAAAACCGTTTAAAATTACACCACACTTAATTTAGAAAAGCTCTCCGCTATGCTATAGCGCGCTATAGCGTTGCTATGAGCTTATCAAAAATAGTGTCAATAGTCAAGCTCCTTTCTATCTTGATATATATAGATATACCAAAAAACGACAAAATACCCATATATAGGGTATTTTTTGACAAAAACGTTTCACAATGTTCTATTGTTTAAAAGGAATCGTACACACTTTGTGCGGCATTTTTGGTCTCTTCAATTTCTTCAATAGAAATCTCACGATCTTTATATTTACTTTCATTCTTAATGCCCTCAATCTCTCTAATAAGCTCCCAATCTTGTAATCGTTGTATTCTCCATGAAAGTCCATTAACATCACCTGTACGCTTCAATACACCTGTTGCTGCCATATTCTGTAGTGTCATGTTAATAACAGTGGTAGTAATACCAATATCATCAGCAATAATTTGTGTCCTCAATACACTATTATAAGGAATAGTAGCTAATATCTTTAAACATGCCCTTTTCTCTTCATTTGCAAGTGAATAACCACACCAGTTAATCATATGGATATCAGCTTCTACAAGCTCTCCACCTTCATGTTTACGCATGATATACAACCCCTTCGCTAATGCCGTTAATTGAAGTGCAACACGCATTGGCATAGCAGGTACTGGGATTTTATCAATAGCACGGTCTTTGAAATCTACATGGCTTGTAGTGCGTATCTTCTCAGAAAGCATAGCGATACTAATAATACGATTTTGTAGGTCTTCTGGTATTACAATGACCTCATGCTTATGTAATTGGATAACTTCTTTTAAATACTCAATATAAAGATTAGATAGCACAGTATCGAGTTCTTTTCCATAAATAGTACGCTTCATAGAAAGTCTGGTAGCCTTTTCTGCATCATATTCCTTCATACGATAATAAATAAAACGTTCTCCCATGTCAGCAACTTCCTCAAAGTGAGCATAAATAGATGGTGTTGAACCTGCAAGGATTCCAAGACTGCCACGCCATGACAATGGTTGTGGTTTATTACCGACAAACTTTATTATTTCACCGTCATAAATCATACGAAGTTGTGAAAGGATAGCATTTCGACTCTCTTTTGCTTTTGAAAAAATCACTGTCATATCTGATACAACAATCATGCCTTTTTCACCAATTTTTGTAAGAAGTGATATATCCCCCCCACCTTGTATATTGCCACCTGATAGAAAGGTGTTTTCAGTAAGATCATCAACGCGGTGCAGGAATTTTGGATCAGTCAGTGCAAGTGGACGCAATATCTGCGACTTACCCCCAGAAGATGGACCAATAAGAATCATCCATACTGGGTCACCTAAACAAAGTCGTGTAGCAATAATAGAAGCAAGTGAGATATCTATGATGTCAGTGTCCTCCATATACTGATACTCTTGTATCTTTGTTTTTAGGTCAATGAGTTTCATTGTAGTGCACTCACTGCTTCTAAAAATGAGCAGTTATGAAGAATCATATATATATCAATAGCATCAGCACGCTTACTGCACCCAAAGCAATAACAAACATTAGTATCAGCATAATAGTGCATTGACTGTGTTTTTTCATTATGAAAAAGGCATTTTGCTTTTCCTGCAACAGTAAAACTCACTAATGTATCAATAGGATACTGCTTTGCACGAATTACCCTGTCATCACTTCGTATACCAACATCACGAGATTGTTTTGGTTTTTCAGTATAATATCGAATATAGGCATCATGAAAAAAAGTTGATTGCCATAGTGCAACACGATCATTTCTGTGAGCAATAATTGCCTCCATTGAAGATAATCGTACTGCGCTTTGTAAAAGGGTCTGTAAATTACCCCCACTAGTCACATAATCAGATATATCCTTTACGCCTGGACGATCGGGTAAAAAGAGTATTTTTGCATGAGGGACAATTTCAAGTGCTTTTGCCATACCATTGCCTCCAGCTTCGTCATTATCAAAACACAAGATAATACTCTTAGTAGAGAAATACTCTATCCAATCCTGCTTAAATGACATTGCACCACCTGTTGAAGATACCGCTGGAATATTTGCGCTCCATGCAACAAGTGCATCAATTTCACCTTCACAAAAAAGTATGGTATCATAGGATTTTGCTTTGTCGTATGCAAAAAGGGTAACACTTCCTCCTGATTCATAGGTATATTTATTTCCTTCTTCACGTAATGGATTACGTCGATATTTATTAAAAACAAAATCTCCGTCACTGTTTCGTATGGGAATAATAATGCGACCACTAGTATCAGTACCGATAGTGAAGTCTTCAATGACTTTATCGGTTATTTTTCGGTGATGAAGCCAGTCAGTAATCACATTATTATTTTGCATAGCTATAGTATACAACGTATCTATTTTAAAATGCAAATATACTTATTAACTTGTGGAAAACTCTATATAGTGTATGATATATATATGAACAAAATAAAGACAAAAAGTATACGAGTATCTCAAGAAATACATCAACAACTACGAGCACTTGCATTTAAAAAAAATATAACGATTAAAAAGTTAATTGAGAATCTTATAGCAAAATTAAATAAATAGACTAACATGATCCCTCTTTTTGATCACCAAAAACGTATTATCGACGACGATCCTACGCATACCCTTTTAGGGTTTGGAACAGGGACTGGAAAATCACTTCTCGCGCTCACTCTCGCTCGCGGCTACACCCTCATTGTCTGTGAAAAACAAGGACGTGACGATCAAACATTCGAGCGCAATCTTACTACGTTCGATATACAGCTCGATATAAAAGTAGTGAGTAAAGAAGACTTTAGGAAAAACTGGATGATATACGGAGGGGCAGATACTCTCATCATAGACGAGGCTGATAACTTCTTTGGAATACTTCCTGATACTATACAACGTAAAGGGGTACAAATTGCAAAAACTTCACAAATGCATGATGCACTTGTTGCGTACCTTGCAAAGTACCAGCCAATGCGTTTTTACATGCTCTCAGCCACACCTGCAAGTAAACCGATGCATGTGTTCGCAATAGCACGACTGCTAGGCAAGAATTGGAACTATACCAACTTTCGTTCAGTGTTCTATACGCAAGTAAAGATGGGGTATCGTAGTATATGGCTTCCAAAGAAAGACCAGTCATCGAAAGATCGACTTGCGGAATCGTTACTAAAACTCGGGTATTTTGGGGCACTTTCATCTTTCTTTGACGTACCACCTCAGACATTCATTGAAAAGTATGTGGAACTCACTAAAGCTCAAAAGGATGAGATACGACACCTACAAAGAACGGTAGCTGACCCTATGGCACTAAGGACCGCACTGAGGTCTATAGAGAATGGGGTACGGTATGATGCAGAACTCGTTACAACAAATGACCGTGTCGACCACATTGTACGAAAAACAATATATTATGATACTGAAAAAATACCTCTCATTTTGAAGTACGCAGAAGAGTTCCCGAAGCTTCTCATTTTTGCAGACTACATTGGACAGATAGAGGCAATAGAAAAATCACTTACAGACCAGGGCTACCATGTCCTTACCCTTACAGGGGCTACAAAAGACCGTAAAACACTCCTTGAAGACGCGGAAAAACTTGAGAAGTGCATCATTGTGTGCTCGGCAAGGATAAGTGCAGGCTGGGAATGGAAGAGTTGCCCGACTGTTATACACGCATCAAAATCAAATCGACACCGTAACTACAATCAAAGTTTAGGTCGCGTACAACGTGCGGATGCAATTAAGAAAAATCTTTACATATCACTTATTACAAAAGGAGGTATGGACGAAGCATGTCATAAAACAATACTTGCAGGAGAGGATTTTCAAGAAAAGATAATGACTAATACTGTATGAAACACGAAGCAAACATTACTCCACGTATAGAAAAGTACATATCATTAAAAAAGATATACGGACATATTGAGATAAAGAGTACCCTCACCAATCGTTTTAATCTCTCGAACTTCGAGCCTCAACAACTCCCGGGGCTTCTTGCTGCCGAAGAAAGTGGACTGGTTATCAAATGGAGTGATGCGGATCTCCGCCTAAAAACATGCGATATTATTTCAACTCCCCCTGGGCTAGCTTCATATGTGGCTATTAAGTATCCTAAGTGCGTCTTTTTTATACTTGCTTTTAAGATAGTAGAGTGCAAAAAAACTATGAAGTCACTGTCATTTGAAAAAGCAAGAGAAATATCAATATATGAGGTTAAACTATAATCTGGGGATAACTTCTTGACTTGTACAGGTGTACATATTATACTCTATATATATCAGATAAATGAGTGAAAAACATGAGTGAAAAAGACTTTTACCCATCCGGATTTGACCCTAATTGTCTTGATAATGAAGAGATCATACTCCCCGAAAAAATGGACGAGGATGATGATAGTAGTGATGAAATTCCTTTTAAAGATAGCACAGACGAAGAATTATTAAATATACATATATGAATAACGATACCAATCAACAAAAACTTATACAAGATGCACAATGGCGCAAGGGAATGAGTATTGCGTACTTCAACTCATTAAACGCATCAATATCACTTGTGACTGCACAGGGTACGCGTTTTGGAAGTGAAGATGAAATGCTTGAAAGTATCAATAAATATAAAAACCATTTTATTGAACAGCACAACATTTACTACACTAAGAACATTGCACCTATTGGTGTGCATGTAAATATAAAAGGCGCTATTGCAAAAGCACAAGAAGCAAAGACTCTTGAAGAGTTAAAAATAGTGTGGATTAAATTCTCAGAATTAGAACGTCAAAATCCTGAGATTAAGAGTGCAGTGAATCAGATGACAGGTAGGTACGTAGTACCTACTAGCGTCGTAGTACCTGTTAGTGTTCCTTCACCTAAAATTGTAAAGCCTAAAAAAACAATTAAATAATATGAAGAAACACAACATGCAGCAACAGACACCTGAATGGCATCAAATAAAACTTGGTGTTGTATCCGGTACGCAAGCAAAAGGACTCATGGGGACACCGAAAGCTCGACAAGAATCAATCTACGACATTGTCGGAGAGCGTTTGAAAGTTACTGATGAAGAGTACGAGAATGAACACCCAATCGCCCGCGGTAACAGGTTAGAAGAGTTTGCAATAGGAGCGTACGAAGAAGCAACAGGTACACAAGTAGAACGCGTAGGTTTTTGTGAACACGATAGTGAACAATACCTTGGGAATAGTCCTGATGGTCTTGTAGGTGATTTTGGAGCAATTGAAGTTAAATGTCCAGAACATAAAAACTACATAAAGTACTGGCTTGAGAATAAAATTCCCGATGATTATATTTGGCAAGTAGTACAGTACTTTGTAGTCAACAACACTCTCCTATGGCTTGACTTTGTTGCATACAATCCTGATATACCTTCACACCCTATTCACATTATCCGCACAACTCGCACAGAGCTTACAGAAAAAATAGCAGAACTAGAAGCAAAAGAACATGTCTTCCTTAAGGAAGTAAACGATATATTAGCAACACTTATTGAATTTTAAAGTATGAAAAATGCAAACAAATATGTCTCGATTCATTACATCGAAGACGTGGTAACAAAAACGTATATGGACAAGACATTGGGGCGCACTATGCAATCAGCGTTTATTCGTGAAGCAACAAAGCAAAAGATGCAACAAGAGAAACTTGACAAAAAGAATAAGAATTAGTGTAATGTAAAACTGTGGATAACTTAGTTGTATATGTACAATTGTACAAGTATACTTATGTAGTAGCAAAGGGAACAGTAAAACGCTACATAAAAATATGAAAATTACACATTATCTAGACTCTCAGAAAAAAACAAAAAAACGAGGAAGTAACCAGTACAAAAGTACATACACCAAAGGTTTTGCACTTATAAAAGTACTTGCAATTATTGTACTTATCGGAGTGATTATCTACTCATACAACGCATATCAAGCGGACCCTCAAGTGTTTAAAAACGTAGTTATGGGTAAAGATGTATCAATCAAAGAAGATGCACTCACACCAGAGGAACGTGCAAATATCCAAAGACAAGCAGCTCTCGCCGAAGAATACATCATCCTTACAAAGCAAAAATCTAAACTTGATGCAGAGTACAAGGCAAGTAGTACAGAGATTGAAATAAAACTGGAAGCAATACGAAAAGAAAAGGTTTCTTTATAATCACTCCCGAAGCTCGCAAACTAGCACACGCTATCGCCAAAACTGAAAGCAACAACAACTTCAATAGGCGAGGGTTATCGGGAGAGAAAGGAAGATATCAATTTATGGGAGCGACCTTTATAGCAAACTCAAAAGAAATCGAAGGAAAAGTACTACCCTTCACTGAAATCAACGAAGAGTACATCGCTACTATGAAGATACAGAAGCTACTTAATGAAGGACATAGCCCAAAAAATATAAGTCTAATCTGGAATCAAGGGAATACTTCAAAGTGTAAATCCGGTATCAATTCAAAAGGTGTACGCTACGATAGCTGCGCATATAGTCAAAAAGTATTACTAGCATATAACAAATAACAATGGAAACACTACAAGACTACAAAAAAGAATACGATGCACTTTTAAAGAAATGTAATTTGACTGGAAATGAAGCAATGCAAGCAGTAAAACAAAATGGATATGTATTGCAATATGTAAAAGAACAAACACTTGAACTATGTTTTGAAGCAGTAAAACAAAATGGAAATGCGTTGCGATATGTAAAAGAACAAACACTTGAACTATGTTTGCAAGCAGTAAAACAAAATGGATATGCATTGCAATATGTAAAAGAACAAACACCTGAACTATGTTTTGAAGCAGTAAAACAAAATAGAGATGCATTGCAATATGTAAAAGAACAAACACCTGAACTATGTTTTGAAGCAGTAAAACAAGATGGATATGTATTGCGATATGTAAAAGAACAAACACCTGAACTATGTTTGCAAGCAGTAAAACAAAATGGATATGCATTGCAATTTGTAAAAGAACAAACACCTGAACTATGTTTGGAAGCAGTAAAACAAGATGGAGATGCATTGCAATATGTAAATTCAAATATGTTCAAACAAGAAATTACTGAAATAACACTTGATGAAATTGCTGAAAAATTTGGAGTTGATGTTACTAATATAAAGATTATTAAATAAAGAATTAAAATCATGACAAAACTACAAGACTACAAAAAAGAATACGATGTACTTTTAAATAAATGTAATTTAGCTGGAAATGAAGCAATGCAAGCAGTAAAACAAAATGGATATGTATTGCGATATGTAAAAGAACAAACACCTGAACTATGTTTGGAAGCAGTAAAACAAAATAGAGATGCATTGCAATATGTAAAAGAACAAACACCTGAACTATGTTTGGAAGCAGTAAAACAAAATGGATATGCATTGCAATATGTAAAAGAACAAACACCTGAACTATGTTTTGAAGCAGTAAAACAAAATGGAAATGCATTGCAATATGTAAAAGAACAAACACCTGAACTATGTTTGGGAGCAGTAAAACAAGATGGATGGTCATTGCAATATGTAAATTCAAATATGTTCAAACAAGAAATTACTGAAATAACACTTGATGAAATTGCTGAAAAATTTGGAGTTGATGTTGCTGATATAAAGATTATTAAATAAAGAATTAAAATCATGACAAAATTATTTAACTCCGAAGGTAAACAACTCTACCAATTCCCCGACAATATCAAAAAAGCTCAAAAGCGTCGTCGTGATAAAGTATGGGGTAACGCAACAAAAGTACCAGGACTCTATCGCTACATTATCCACAGTAATATAAGAAACATAACTATATGAAATTAAAGCAAATACACAACTTTCTAAAATCTATTGAAGTAGCATTAAGAGTACGAAGAGATGGAATGATAAAAGACAAATTACCAAAAACATCCATTGAATATGCGGAAGGACAATTGTATGAAGCACAGTATATTTTAGATATTTTTGAGAGGGTACTTTATGAGAATGAGGAACTTGTAACAGGTAATATAAAAACCCTATGACCCACGAAGAAACTAAAACATTTATCGGAGGGATTATTAACTAACATTAAGATTAAGAAATAAATATATGGAACACGACTTAAAAACAATAGAAGATATATTAAATGTAGTCAATGCTGAGAACATAGATAACTTCTTGATAGATTTTAGAGGATTCTTGAGTGTAAATGTGTTAGTACAGACGACTCAAGAGCTTGTCGGAAAAGAAAACGTAGAAATAACTAGGGAAGAAAGAGAAGTTATGCACTGGATAGACGATGAAAAAACAGAAGCTTATATTACTATTAAGGTTAAAGAATAATATGACCCACGAAGAAACAATAAATATGAAAAAAAAAGAAATTAGATGTCAATATACAAAAGAGGGAATAGAAACATTCAAAGGACAAAGACTAGGATATACAAAGGAGTCTAACACTGAATATTGTAGTGTTCGCTGGGATGGAACAAAGAGTTGGACAAGGTATTCAAAGACCTTTATTGATACATCTCCATTACTAGCACTGTACTCTGATGATGAAATCAAAGAACTAGCTAAAGAAAAAGAGCCAATAGTAACCCCACAGGCGATATTATCCATCGAAAATTCACTTAGACAAATAAAAGAGTCAGGTCTTAGCGAGAAAGGTCTGGTAATTTTATTACGGGACTATATTGGTGCTACTAAAATAAATAAGAAAGAAATTGAAGCGGTATTGCACGCACTCCCAAAATTAAAAGGATTTTACCTATCCATATAAAACTATATGACCCACGAAGAAACAATAAAACGAATACAAGAATTAGTTCCAAGTATTATGGATTTGGAATTTGGGTGTGAGGTAACTAAAATTAGTAACAACTTAAACAATCCAGTTTTTACAAAAGGTAAGTTTATTAGAATGGACGGAATGAGAATGTTTTGTCTTCATAAGGATAATACGGTCTTTGAAACTAGGTATGGTGATGCTTTGACTTCAATCCTCGGCAAACCTATCACACTAGGAGTGGTGTTGAGGGCAATCGAGGCAAAGATGAATATGAAACCAAGCAATAGAGGTGGGGAATTGATTGATATGTGGAACCTATCCAAAGACAACTTCAACGACCAGTCAGAGGAGACAAAAAGTTTTATCAGGGAACTATTAGGTAATTAAGGAATATATGCAACTTATAACTAAAAAAATAGTAATTAAAAAAACAAAACATTCACCAAGAATAGAAAAAGAAGTTACCTTTCTTATGGGTCGTGGTGAGAATTGTCAATGCTCAGATTGCCCTGTTCTTTATGGTGGCGATTGTTATTTTGACGAAAAGAAATAGATTATTAACTAACAATTAAACTTATGGAAAACAAAGAC